CCAATGCAAAGATTGGTGCGGCGCATGAATTTGGTGTCGATATTATCCAACAGCGCGGTGATAAGGCAATTACCATATCCCTACCTGAACGATCTTTCCTTCGCATTCCTTTGCAGGATCTTTGGTATTCACGCCTCAAATCATCCGGTGCGTTTGGGAAAAACGTTCTAGATGAAATCATAAAGACGAAAAGTTTTACTCCATGGCTCGTCAAGGCTGGCATTGTAGGTGTCAGTATCGTGCAAGGCGCATTTGATTCGGGTGGCTATGGGAAGTGGAAACCTTCCAATATGAAACGTAAGAAAAACAAGCAAACGCTTGTTGAAACTCAACAGCTACGAAACTCCGTAATTTCGGAGGTCGTAACAAAATGAGCAACGGCATTATCATAAACGCCTCAAGCGTCCCACTCGGCACGATAAACCCAAATCTTCCGCAAATGACCGGCACCTTGAATGATTGGCTTATGCCAATGAAATTTAATCGCGTGACGAAAACCGTGATCGCGGGTGAAGTCGTCGAAACAATGGTGGAAGTGAATTTCCGTGGTGTCATTCAACCGCTCAAAAACCGCGATCTAATCATGAAACCGGAAGGCCAGCGGTCCTGGACTTACCAATGGCTACACGCCGAGCCGGGCCTTGATTTGAATACCGACGACGTCATCGTATTCCAAGGGAAACAAACGCGCGTCATGGCTGTTAAAGACTATCGGCTGTACGGCTATATCGAATATCAGCTCGCTCAAGACTATACCGGCGCCGGGCCAACGGTGGTGACACCATGAGTATCGTTATCAGTCAATCGGCTTACGCGGTGGGTCCCGGTATCAAGGCCTCATTCCTTGCATCGGGCGGCACCGGCCCTTACGTCTATTCCTTGTCGACCACTAATCCGGCGGGCGGGACGATCAACTCGAGTTCGGGCGCTTACACAGCGCCGGCCGTTTGGAACGAAAACCCAAAAAATACTTACGACACCATAATTGCTACCGATACTCTCGCCGCTACGGGTGAGGCCCAAATAGAAGTTGGCAATGCCATAAAGCTTTTTATGGAAATCATTCGAAGAGAAATGGGACTTGCTGAAGATCGCGTTCGGCTTTACCAACAAAAGATTTTTGAGCCGACTGACGAGGGTCTTTGGATCGCGATCATGGTGTCGCGTGCGAAGGCTTTTGGGAACTCGAATAAATTTAATCCTGCGACGCAAAAATCCGAGCAATACGTTTCCATGCAAGCCACCTTAGAAGTTAGCGTCTATTCGCGATCGACGGCCGCGTTGTGGCGAAAAGAGGACGTGCTGATCGCGCTCGCCTCGGACTATTCGAAATACCAGCAAAGCGCTAACTCGTTCGCAATAGGCACGCTACCGGCCGGTGGCCATATGCTAAACCTAGGTGTCATCGACGGCGCCGCGATACCTTATAACTTTCGTATACCGATCAATATTCAGTACGCATATCCGAAAAGATCGGACGTTCCTTATTTTGACGAGTTTCAGCAAACGCAAATTATTACCGATGCATGAGAGGACTATTGCATGACTGATCTTTCGATATCAAACGTAATTCAGATTTCCGTTGCTGAGGCGCCCGCAGGATTGAATGCGTTCAATACGGGTAATATTCTACTGATTACATCGGGGACACCTGATCCTGTTTTCGATGACGACTATAAGATTTATAAAGAACCGGCCGAGGTCGGTGTCGACTTTGGAACGTCGTCGGTCACCTTTAAAATGGCGGCGAAAGTTTTCGCTCAATCACCGAACTTGCTCACGCCCGGCGGGAGCTTAATCATCGCGCCTTTCGAGCCGTCGGAAACATTGGACGACGCTATCGTCCGCCTGGACGGTATAGTCCAGTTCTTTGGTATCCTATGTACGGAAATTCAAGGCCAATCACCTGCTATCGACGCAGCTACCGTCGTCCAGGCGCTGCAATCACCGAAAATTCTTGCATTGCCGCAAAGACTATCGACCACTATCGACCCAGGCGGATTGCTTGACGATCTTCGCACTGGCGGTTTCACGCGAACGCGTGGCCTATACTATGGATCGGCCGCGGACCTCGATTGTGTTTGCATGGCGGCGGCCTACCTCAGCCGAGGTTTTGGTGTCGACTTTTCCGGATCGCGCACCGTCTTAAACATGAATCTAAAAGACTTGCTCACGGTCGCACCGGATCCAACCATGACCCAGACCCTTCGCGATAAGGCGAAAGTCGCGGGCGCTGATATCTACGCCAGCGTTCAAGGTGTCAGTAAAGTACTTGCATCGGGAACAAATAAATTTTTCGATCAGGTGCAAAACCTTTCATGGTTTGTTGCAGCAATTCAAGTCGCAGTCTTCAACTACCTTGCAACAACGTCCACTAAAATTCCTCAAACCGAGGAAGGTATGGACGGGCTGAAAAATGCCATTCGCCAGGTTTGTAAACAAGCGATTACAAACGGCTACGGTGCACCGGGCATATGGACGAGTTCCGACGTATTTGGCAATCCGGAAGACCTGCGTGAGCAAATTAAACAATTTGGATATTATATTTATTCCGGCCCGATCGCCGATCAATCCGTTGCCGATCGTGACGAGCGAAAAGCAACGCTTTGCCAGGTGGCATTGAAAGAGGCCGGCGGTATCGATTCAGCAAGCGCCGTGCTCTACATTAACGCGTAACCAAAAACAAACGATTGGAGGGTAGAGCATGAGTTCTGTAGCAATGAGCGGAAACGACGGCCTCGTTATCAATAACCGAATCTTCTCGGACTTCGGTACTGCGACTTGGGGCGAGTTAACTTTCCCAAATCAGGTTGCAAACATGAAAACCGGGAAGAACGGGAATACGATTTACAGCCAAAACCAAACGGGTTTCAATGCAAGCATGACCGTTATGCTGATCCGCGGATCCGGCGACGATAAGTTTTTGAACGGTATCCTAGCAAACCAAAATAATAACTTTCCCGGAACGCCCCTATTGCAGGGTAGCTATACCAAAAACATTGGTGACGGCAACGGAAAGATCATAAAAGACACCTATTCACTCAACGGCGGTCTCGTCGTAAACATGGTGGAAGGAAAGTCAAACGCGGAAGGTGACACCGATCAGTCGCTCGCGGTCTATAAACTTGGGTGGGCCTCGGCACCACGTGCGATAGGGTAATCAGTCATGGAAATCAAAAAGATCAAATTGCCTTCGGGCGCCGAGCTCTCGCTTAACCTGGCACCTTTTGCTGACGCCTTGAACCTAAAACAGGTGCTAGCCGGGGAAGCGTTAGGGATACCGATTTCGAAAGACCTTGATCATTTCGAGCTTTTAAAAATGCTCGCATGTACCGGGTTTTCATCGAAGGCAATCGAGGCCGCGCTACAGCCTTGTCTTAAGATTTGCCTTTACAATGGCATTCGAATCGATTCAAAGACGTTCGAACCGATCGAGGCTCGACAAGACTACCTTCCGATTTTGATCGCCGTAACAAAGGAAAACGTCGAGCCTTTTACGAAAGGCCTCTTATACGGGTACGAAGATCTAGTTTCGTTAATACTAGCGAAACTGAGAAATATCCGAGGATCGACACCAGTGACCACCCACTCGTCTACATCCTCAGGATCTGCCGAGCCGGGTACGCCAGTTCAATAAAAGAGGCCGAAACTTTTTCTGCGCGCGAAGTCATGCAAGCATTACACTACGAGGTTTTCTGTGGTGACTACGAGCGAGAGTACTATGACCTAAACAAACAGTAGGGAGCGTCTACAAATGAAATTAGGTGATTTATTTGTAGACCTCGGCGTCACCGGCAATGAAAAAACGGTAGGCGCCCTCACTGGCATGCGAAAGGGCATGAGTGAAGTCAGTTCGGTCTCACTCGAGGCTAAGGCGGCTATCCTCGGTGCCCTTTATGCTTTGCAGCGAATGTTTTCCGAGAGCGGTAAGCAAGGCCAAAGCCTCAACCAGTTCAATCAGTTATTGGGCGTCAGCGCTCAAACCCTCCAAGAATACCAATACGCCGCCCGCCAGGTAGGTGTCAGCAACGCGGAAATGGAAAATAGCTTTAAGGGTATTCAGTCGCAAATGACGAAGACCCTATTGAATGGTGACGCCCCGAAAGGCCTTGCTCGTGTCGCGGAACTGACAGGAAAGATCGGCAAAGAAGAGATACTCGAATGGCAAAAGGCGCCTGAAAAACTTTTACAGCGTTTGCAGCAATACGCGCAGCTCGAAAAAAACCCCGGCCTTCGAAACGAAACCCTAAAATCATTCAGCGGTATCACCGATGGTATCATCGCGGGTATGAAACAAAATATCTTCCGCCCGGAAATATTTGCAAAAGCCCCGAAGTATACCGATAGTGAAATTCAATCGCTACAACGTGCCGATACCGCGTGGTCAAACCTTGGCACCACGATTGAAATGGCTTTTGGGAAGTTCAATGCGAAGCATGGTGAAAAGCTTGTCAATGATATTTCGAAGTTAGTACCTGAGGTTTTAAAACTCGTCACCGCATTCACTCAACTCGCAGAGAAAGCAAAGGCCTTTGAATTGCTATCGACCGTCTTTAAAGGGTGGTCGATGATATTCAAAGAGATAGGTGTCATAATAGGGGACGTCAATACTCTTATCGATGCTATGAAAAAGCCCGATCTACAAAAACCGGGTGAAGGCCTATTGCCGAAAACGGTAGACTTTAAAGATCCTGCAAAAGAAACGGTAGCGTCAGATATCACGGCTATCGTGGATCTATTATATATCGCGCTCACCGGGCATAAAGCAGCGGCTAACCCAAATGCACCGACGATCGTTCCAGCTCAAGCGGGTCAACCTTATATGATACTAGCCCCGACGATACCAGCGCGGGCGGCCTCGGACGTAAAAGCTCTTCCAGGCGGTAGCCCCGATCCAACAGGCGCCACCTATAATACCGTCGTCAATCAAACCCAAAACTTTACGGGTAATGGCTCGACACCTGTAGAGGCCGCGAAAGCTCAATCACGCGCCGCAAAAGACGCCTTCCAGACTTCACCCGCCCGCGGAAGAGGTAACTAAATGGCAATTAACCTCGGCTCGATTTCCGCAAAGACGACAAAGGCCCTCGCCTTATCCAACCTAGTTTTGGTGTCACCTCAAAGTACGGTCGGCTATCAGCCGCAAAACCCACCGAACGATGACGGCACGCCGTCGACCGCGGAACAACCGCCAGCTCTTCTTTTCAACTATGAAGGCGAGCAATCGATTTTGCTCGAATCAGATATCACCGATCATTACGTAGAAGACAACTCGAGTCGCCAGGATCAAATTGCGCTTAAGCCTGAAGTGGTCCAAACCCAAGGTTTCATAGGCGAGCTCAACAACGTCCCGCCGCCGGGCCTTGGGCTTCTAAAAACGATAACCGATCGCCTTACCGTGCTTACAGCATTCGCCCCGGGCCTGACGACGACTGCGCAGAATGTTTATAACCAAGCGTCGGCCGGTTATGCGCTTGCAAAAAATATTCAAAATACCGCTGTATCAGCTTGGTCTTCTATTAAAAATACAGCTCTCGATTCAAACGGGCAAAGCGTAATCGGTGCCAATGGTTTGGCGGTTGCTGAATCGCAAAATAGGCAACAGACGGCCTTCCAACAATTTTATGGGTATTGGGCCGCCCGAACTCTTTTCACCGTCCAGACCCCGTGGTGCGTAATCGAGGATATGGCAATCCAAAGGGTTCGCCCTGTCCAGGACGCCGAGGCTACCGACTTCACCACGTTCGAAGTCACCTTCAAACGGATCCGGACGGCAAAGACCCAGTTGACCAATCAAAATGGCTTAGGGTTTCTCGACGGTCGCGCTGCGTCCCAGGCGGCCGGCATAACGGATTTAGGTGTCAATACGCCAGTTCTATCGAAGAGCCTATCGTCGGGCCTATCGTCCATGTTTGGTTGAGGTGTAGCCGATGTACAGTATCCAAGAAATAAGCCAGGCACCTTACCAGCAACAGGTTCTAGTCTTACCCGATGGGTCTCAGGCGACGATCATTCTATATTTTATGCCGCTGCAGCAAAGCTGGTTTTTGCAAAAGCTGACCTGGGGCTCGTTCGTTTTGAATAATATACGAATCACGACTCAGCCAAACATTCTGTACCAATGGAAGAATTTGTTGCCGTTCGGAATATTCTGCGAGACTGTAGGAAATCGCGAACCGAGTTTCCAAGAAGATTTTGCCAGCGGGGCTAGTAAGCTCTATATCCTCGACGCGGCTGAAGTTGATGAATTTTCGGAGTACATACGCTTTGGATAAGTTCGGACGAAATTACGAATTAGAAGTTGAGACACCTACGGGTGGTCTTCTAACGATTCGTCCGCCGTTTTCCCTTCAATTCGATATCACCCGCAACGCCCTCACGTCGGCAAACATTTGCCAGCTCCGAATCTATAATTTAAACGAGCTCAATCGCAGTCGGATCCGTTTTAATATTTCTGATTATGGTACGTTCCGAGGTGTCAAGCTAAAGGCCGGCTACGGAAAAAACCTAGCGGAAGTTTTCAGCGGAAATATTTCTCAGGCGTGGAGTCAACGTGAAAAAACCGATTTCATTACTACGATCGAATGCTATGACGGCGGTTTTGCATTTGTTAATGGTATTACCAGTAAGCAGTTTGGGAAGGGTACGAGCCAAAAGGATATCATCAAAGACCTTGGTTCTTCCATGCCTGGGGTTTCCCTCGGGGCGGTTGGGGATTTCGAAGGTGTCACCAAAAGGTCTAATTCATACGACGGCCCTACTATGGAAATCCTCGGTGGGCTTACCGGCGGCGCCGCTTTTATAGATAACGGAAAATTTCACGCGCTACTTGCAAACGAATATATCGAAAGCGATAAGACGGTTGTGATAAATGCCGATACCGGCCTACTCGCGACACCTGTGCTTGAACAAACTATCGTCCGCTTTTCGATGATATTCGAACCATCGCTAGCCGTCGGCTCTCGGATCAAGCTCGAATCGCAAACGGAAAAGAATTTTAACGGATTCTATAAGACTGTCGCCGTAAAGCACCGCGGTATCATTTCGGACGCCGTCGCTGGAAACCTTGAGACGACGGGTGAGTTCTTTTATTCCAAAATCCTAACCGGCGTGCGGGAGGATTAATGGACGCTTTACAACAAAACCAGCAATCAGTCGAGCCGGAACTTAAAGACGCTTTGTTGCAGCTAAAAAAGGAAATATTTCTCGATCTTCATACAAAGCACGTAGCAGTGATCGAAGAATTTGATGCTGAAACTCAGACCGCTACCATCCGGATTGCGTATAAAAAAACCTTTTTCCAGCTCGTCGACGGTACGTTAGAGCCCGTCCTTAAAGAATACCCAAAGATCGCTGACGTCCCATGCATCTTTCTTCGCGGCGGCACGGCCTCGCTACGCCTTCCCGTAGTGCCCGGGGACGAATGCCTATACTTTGTAAATGATCGCGATATCGACGGTTGGTACGAATCAGGTGACACCGAAGGGGCGCCGCCTACTCTTCGTCTTCACAAT